GAGCGCCCTTTACCAACAGCAACCGCGGAGCGGCGGCGGCACCGAGTGGCCCGAGGATTACTTCGGCAAGGGGATCTGGTTTGACGATTGGCCCAACACGATCACGGCGCGCACCATAGCGGTGGACCCGTCCAAGGGAAGGGACGGCAGGCAGGGCGACTATTCAGCAATCGTGATGCTTGGGCGGGATCGCGACGGCACCCTATACGTGGAAGCAGACTTGGCGCGCCGGACTTCCGAAGCAATCATCGACGCCACCCTAGAACACCAGCGAACCTTCCAAGCCACCGCGGTGGTGGTGGAAGCGAACCAGTTCCAAGAGTTGCTAGCGGTGCAGCTATCGGAACGGGCCCGAGCCGCGGGCATGCCGATACCGGTAGTGCCCCTTCACAACAGCGTAAACAAGCTTGTCAGAATCCGGCGCCTTGGCCCCTACCTCGGGCAAGGGACCATACGCTTCAAGTCGGCAAGCCCCGGCACGAAGCTTCTGGTGGACCAACTGCGAGACTTCCCCACCGCAGACCATGACGACGGGCCCGATAGTCTAGAGATGGCGCTTCGTGTTATGATCGAACAATTCAACGGCAGGCAATCGGCGGCGCCGGTGCGGAGGTTACGCGCATGACACTATGGGAACGCATCACCGGCAAGCAGCCACAACCCGCGGCGCCAAGCCCCCGCCAGGTTCGCGAAAACCTTGAGGAAGAGTTAAAGATCAGCCGGCTAAAACGCGCCAAGACGTTACAGGAAAGCTACGCCGGCTCCGATTATTGGCTCACCGCGTATTCGGACATCCTGGCCCGGTATCGCGACGGTGGAATGCTTTCCTACCCGATTAGCCAACCCACCGACAGGCGGTATGGTTCCAACTTTCCGTTCTGGTACAGCGAACAACAGCTCAGCCTGATTCGGGCCCAAGCCCGAATGTTGACCACGATGAACCCCAACGCGCAAGGCCTGCTGAACGGATTAACAAGCTATGTCATCGGCACCGGCTACACCTATAAGGCACAGCCACGGAAGGGTGTCGATATCGACCAAGCCACCATGGATCGGGTGCAGCGCATCATCGACGAATTCTGCGAGCGGAACGCGTGGTCGGAAATGGAGCAAGAAATCTTCCAGCGAAGCCGCGAGGACGGCGAAGCCTTCATCCGGATGTTCTACCAAGAAAACGGCAAGCTTAACATTCGCACCATCGAGCCGGAGCAGATATTCCAACCGCCGGGGCATGAGCTAGCAGATTGGGCCTACGGAATCAAAACAGACCTAGACGACGTATTCAATGTGCGCGCCTATTATGTGCACTACCTGGCGCCGGGTGGCAAGGAAGATGCCCGCGACGGCATTGGTGAAGAGGTGCCTAGCGAAGACGTGGTTCATATCAAGTGCAACGTAAAAAGAGCCATCAAGCGCGGGCTATCGGACTTCAGCTACGAAACCCTTGACGCCTTCATGGTGGCGGCGAAATTGCGCCAGAACCTTGGCGAAGGCGCCGCGGTGCAAGCGGCCATCGCGGGCATTCGCCAACACGACAACAATACCGTGGGACAGGTGGAGACCTTCAACGCCGGCATGACAGACTACAGCACATTCTCCCCGGTGACGCAGAAGGAGACCGATTACCAAACATTGCAGAGCGGTTCATTCTTGGACATCCCGAAGGGCATGAACTACGTACAGCCACCCGGGGCGGCGAATTCAACCGCGCACCTCGAGATATTCCAAAGCTTGTTACGTTCAGCCGGCAACCGTCACAACGCGCCGGAATGGCTTGTCAGCGCAGACGCAAGCAACAACAATTATTCAAGCAGCCTTACCGCGGAGAGCCCGTTCCTAAGGAATTGCCTTCGCCTGCAAAGCTTTTACAAGCGGCCCTTCCTTCGAGTCATCACTGCGGCCATTAAAAACGCGGCCATGGCGGGGCGCCTTCCCGGCAACATCTGCGAACTGATTGACCTTAGCGCAACACCGCCGAGCCTTGAAACCCGCGACAAGAACGCAGAAGCAGCGGCGAACCAGATCTACGCCACCATGGGGGTAAAGTCGGTGCCGACCATTGCCCACGAACTAGGCTTGGATTGGGAAACCGAGCTTGCCAACCAACAGGAATACCAGCAGGAATCGGGAGCAGCCGGCGCCTTGCCGACGGACCCGGCAAGCCTCGGGCCTGATGACGAGCAAGGCGTGACGGAAGCCGCCGGCGGCAAATACGACCACATAGATTTTACCCCGCCACAGGGTGCACGGGAGGCAGCCAAGCGAGCCTTGGAAGTGCGCCAAGAAAAGCCAGCCAGCCAAAGGGGCATGACGCCGGTAGGCATCGCCAGAGCGCGGGACCTGAGCAACGGCGCCAAGCTTTCACCGGAGACAGTCCGGCGGATGAAAGCATATTTTGATCGCCATGAGTCCGACAAATCAGGCGAGACTTGGGACGAACAAGGCAAGGGCTGGCAGGCGTGGATGGGGTGGGGAGGTGACCCCGGCTATGCTTGGGCGCGGAAAGTGGTTAAGCAGCTTGAAGCCGCGGATGGAGCAACCGAAGGACAGCGCCCCCGGTGGCAGGTGTAGCGGTGGGCAGTGTATTCAATTCACGCATGGCGGCACGGGTGGGCGTCAATCAGGCGCGCACCCTGGCGCATGCCGATGAAGTGGCCGATGCAATTGACGCCAAAGTGGTGAAGCTATGGAAGCGTGCCCTTCGCCTGATCGCATTGAAGCCCCTTCCGGTGGATGCGCGCACCCAGCTGGGGGCGATCCTGCGCGAGATTCAAACGCTCACCGTTAAGGGACTGGATGCAGGGCTCCGGCAGATTGCAAAACGGGCCCACACCGCGGCACGGGAGGAAGTCTTGGCCGAGGCCCCGCGGGCAGTCATCGCCACCGCCCTGACCCTGGCAGCGCCGGCGCGCCCTGATCTCACCGAGGCCCGGCGCCTTAATCCGGAACAGCGGGCCCAAGTCGAAGCACAACTATTCCCGGCGCTTGACCATGACGAAACCACCGCAATCATCACGCGCCCAACCAACGGTTTGACCTGGCAAGCCCGCATCGCGGCCCAAAGCGCCTTGGCGCCACCGGAGCAATTGGCCAACATCGTCATCCAAGGAATTAGCCAAGGGCAAACAATCCAAGCCATGGCGCGGACTATGCTGCCGGCGGTGCAGGGTGTTAGAACATCGGCGCGGAGGGTGGCACGAACCGAGGGAATGCGGGTGGCGCATGAAGCCCGGATGGATTGCTACAGCGGCCTTGGGGACCTAGTGGCAGGCTACCAAATCCATGCCACCATGGACTGGAGGGTAAGGCCTCATCACGCGGCACGCAACGGGACGGTGTACTATGTGCGACCCAAGCCGGGGCAACAATCCACGACGCATATGCCGAGGCCCCCGCTTGAAGAAGATGGCACGGTGGCGCACAATTGCCGGTGTTATCTTACGCCGGTATTGGACGTGGACCCGGACATTGAAAACAACCCTGCGGCGCGGGCCCTGTTCACCGATAATGATCACAAATTGGTCCAAGATCCAAACGTCTATTCGGATTGGTTTGCCAACGCTTCGGACCAAGAGCGCCGGTGGGCAGTCGGGGCGCGGCGCCTATCCGTAATCACGGCAGGCCTTCCAGCCGGGCAGGCGCCGACGTGGGCGCATTTTATCGACCCGACCACCGGGCAGCTTCTGCAATTGGAGCGCCTGACAGCCGAGACGCCGGCACGGCGTGAAGCCCGGATGGCTCGGGTAGCGGAAGTCCTGGCGGAGCGGGAACGATTGGCCCGGCAGGTGCAACGGTTTGGATACTTGACCGCGGAGGACGGAGGCGAACCGTTACCGGTGCAAGACCTCACCCCGCCGGCGCCCCACCCGTACACGTCACCGGAAAGCCCAACGCCGGAAGCGCCAGAGCCCTTGCCACTACCGGCGCCGGTGGAGCAAGACAGGATTGACGCCGAGCAAGAGAAGTTCAGCCGCGAGGCAGGCAAGGGCGAAGCTTTCCGCGGCGAGGCAGTCAAGGCCGACCCGACGGAGTACATCCCCTTCCGATGGGAGGCGACTAGGTTCCCGTTCAAGCTTGAAGGACCCACCGGCGTGGCAGTATCGCATGAGGTTTACAAGCCTGTTTTGCGACCCGGCGGGAAGCTTGAGAAGGACTCAGATTCATCATTGAAAAGAGAATGGCAAGAGCTCATGGAGAAAGACAAGCTCACCATGGCGGACCTTCAGTACGCCGAAGAAAAAACAACGCTCACGGCATCTCCAGACGGCACCCGGGTTCTATTGGCAACACCGGAACAGGCAGCCAAGGCCATGGGGTTAAAGCCTGCAAAGGTGCGCGAGTATGACCAGATTGCCGCGGCAACGTGGCGCATTCAATTTGGCAAAGAGATCTTGGCATCATGGCAAGAGAAGGCGGACCAAGCCGAAGAAATTTGGCGCCAGACTCGAGAGATGGAAGGCCCACCGCCAACACGACACCCCGAAGGAGACCAAGGCAATAACCGAGCGTGGGTGGTTGATGGAATTGTTTTCCGCGTGTACGACGAATCCGAACAGCCGAAATTGACCCGCGGTGTGAAGACGGCAGCGCTCAGCCTATGGCGCGATAAGCAAGCCGAAACACTGCGATGGGCGGTAAACATACCGATTGACCACCGGGCCTGGAAGAAAGAAATCAAAGCCGTGGCGGATCAGGTGGAGAGCCTAGAAAAGAAACTGCGCGGGAAGGTGGACCGATTTGGCGCGGCGCTTGACGTGATGACGCCGACAGGCCCACAAGTGACGGCGCCGGCGCCACCACCGCCACAAGTAAACGTGGTACGGGGCGAAGCCGAGCCAATGCCAGACGGCGCCGACGATATAGCGATGGACAGGTACGGCGAGGTTGTCAACCTGGCGCAACGAGCATTTGGCAAGGGAGCCAAAAGCTTGCCATTGTTCAACGCGCTAGGAGAGCTTAGCGGCGAACAAATGGCCAAGGTGGCGCTACACGTAGGCATCGACCCGGCAACGCTTCCCGAGGTTTTGGTAGGCACCGGCAAGCGCCGAGACTATTTATATGCGCAGATTATTAAGCGCCAATCAGTTGAAAAAATGATTGACGTTGAAGCCATTGCCAGCGGTGTGGACCCGGTGGCGCTCCAAGCCTTTGCCGAACAGGGCTGGAAACATGAGATGGAGCGCTACAACGCCGAGAAGGAAGTCATGGCGGAGATGCGCAAAAACTGGAAATTCTATTCTCGGGAATTCGACCCCAAAACCGGCAAGAAAGAGTCGCGGCCTTGGCCGGCGCGCAATTCGCCGGTGTGGGATGATCACACCAACTTCCCGTTTTACGATGAAATCGTCCAGACTATGCGCACGGGGTATGAATGGTCTGGTTTGTTGTTTGGCAACCCGGAAGAAGATTTATCAGCGGCGGCGGGCGAAAACGTTAAGTCATCGGACCCGAATTACGTTTTGTGGGATATCCTGATGAGGAGTCAGGCCGGAGAAATCAAGAAGCCCGACAAGCTCAGTTTCTTCAAAGATCAAATCTATTTAGTGCGAGACGATCCAAGCTTTGCCTACGACCCCGAGCGCCCCGTGATTCCTGTTTCAACCGAGCCATTCAATTGGGACGATGACGCGCCGGCACCGGCAGAACCACCGATGCAACCGGCGGAAGAACCGGAGCGAGTGTGGGACGATGAGGAAGGCGAATGGGTGACGGCGCCCACCGCGGTGGCAACACCGGACCCCGACCCGTGGGACGACGACCCATTCGCCCGCGGCGCGGTGGCGCCACCCCTGGAGGCGGAGCAGCCGGAGCCCGAAGAAGATGAACGCCGATGGGAAGATGAAGAAGGCGAAGCCAATTGGGAACCAGCCGGGGCAAGCCGCGGCGGCGATCCTTGGGACTTCCCAACGGAAACCGCGGCGGAACCCGCGGAAGATGAACGCCGATGGGATGACGAAGAGGAAGAAGGCGACGCCTACGGATACAATCCGTCGCCACAGGAAACCGTTGAACCGGAGCCAGCGCCGGAGCCCGAGCCGGTACCGGAACCGAGGCCAAAGAAGCTTCCAAAGTACATTCCCGCGGGCCGGTTGAAATCCGATGCGCAAGTGGTGTTCCCGGCACCGATAACGGGCAACACCGGCGCCGAACTGGTTTCGTATGAGTGGGCCTATCAAGTCGAAGACGTGCAGACAGCCGATGACGTGGTAGCAAAGAAGGTGAGCAATTGGGACCGCGCAGACGTGAGCGACGAAACCGGCAGACTGATTGTTCACAAATTCGAGGTTCGAGGCGCCGATGGAACGCTCAGGCTGGTAAGCCTAGAAACCGCGGCGCGCCTGCTCGGGTACACTCCCGGACAAGCTCAAGACATTGCGAACATTGCCACCACCGCCAAGACATATGCGAAAATGCAAATGGCAATCAGTGTGCTTGATGCGGCAATTAAAGAAACAGCAGAGATCAAGGCGGAAGTGGATGCGATGGAGCCACCGCCGGTTATTGAAGTGAGCAGAACAAGCCCAACTACTAGGAAGTGGATGATAGGCGACGTTGAGATGGGGGAACGGTTTGGCATAATGGCCGGCGACCACCCGTATGAAATCGGCGAACCAATACCGGCGGAACTGGTCAAGCGCGGGCAAGACCTTTGGCGAGATGCGCAGCTCGCGCGCAGAAAAAAAGAATCAGGGTATGAAAGCTATGAGGCGTTTGGTTTTCGGCGAAGTGAATTAGAGAAACGAGCGAAGAAACTAAAGCTAAAACTGGACATAGCAATCCGGAAAGCCGGCGAGAAGAAACGACTTGAA